TTTAAACACGATACAACCTTTTTTGTTACGGGTTATAGAGAGAGTTTAAGCAACCCACATTTCACCACCGCAACCGCAAGTGGGTTCTCCCGATGCCTCTATTGCAGACCGTGAAGCTCGACAAATAAACCCACAATCTCCGCACTCTAATTTCACCATGCGAGTAGTCTGTTTTTTCTTTTCACTTCTTTTCATGCTGGCATGTGGATATTCGCCTAGTTTAACTAATAATGCCTGAGTGGCCTGTTTAAACGCTTCACCGGCAACCGTTGCTGTCATTTTACCCTCTAAGCCGATAGCTAATGCAACTTTACGAAACTTAGGGCCGTGTTGCGCCTCTAATCCAACTAGTGCATGTATTATTTCATGTGCAAGAATAGCTATTGTTTCCTCAGGTGTGTCAATTTCTGAACTAATGACAATCTCAAAAGTATTATCATCGCTTAAAGTATTGTTATAACATTGCCCTATTGTCTTAGTTTTACGTGAGCCAATAGGTGCGCATGTGATCCTAATTTGTGGAAAGTCTTTTTCTGCGTATCCCGCTTGTTTAAACACCGTCTTAATCATGCCGTCTTTAGCACGGTTTAGCCATTGCTCGCGGGTGTCTATTTTTTTAGTTGCTTTTGCTTCATCTAAAACAGATAAAGCGTAATCGATGTCCATACCCACGGGTAAATTATTTTGGCTAATAGCTAACTCAATATTATTAACCAAAAATTCACTATCATTTTTAATTGCGTATTCTTTAGGTGTCATTGTAATGTTCATTATTTTAACCTTTCTAAGTTTGTTTATCTACCCAGAAAACCACCGCTAATTTAATAGCCGGTGGTCTTTTGGATTATGTGAATTAATATTATTCGTTGGAACCTGTCTCTAAAACATTCCAAACATAATGCTTGAGAGTACGACACCCTTCGTAAGGATAATCTTTTTCATCGTAAGCTTTATTCGCATCAACACAATCTTTAGCTTCCATATCTTTTTCTACTAAACGTGCCAAATAATTGCATTCATCTACAGTAAAATATATTGCGTTGTTTTCTTCAAATCTATTTGTCATTTTGTATGTTCCTATTCTGTTCTCATTGTTAAAATTACTCTTCGAGACTGAAGCTTACATTATGTTTAAACAGATTTCAATAGCTAATTTGAATTTAATTACATTTAATTGCATTTAATTGCATAAAAACACCTAAATCGTTCATAGGGCATTTTAAGACGTTCTTAGTTGATTTAGTGTTCTAGATACCTAGACTATATAATAGTGTATGTTTTGCTCTGTAGCATAGCGGACATAATGAGAACATTAGTTGCTTGTTTGTTCTAATGTGGTCCATAGCGTAGATCATACACTCTTACACTTTGGTATTCTTTTGGCACACATGTTGCTTATGCAATAACCATGCCAACTTCTCATGTGACACTTATGCAACACCTGTGTGGTATTAATGCAACAGTGACACTTATGCAACACCTGTGTGTTACCTGAGAACAACAGTGTGACATTTGTGCCACATAAGCAGGGGGGGGACCCCTGTGGTCTGGGGATAATTATTGTAATACACTCAGGACCACATGAGAAGCAATTTGGACCTTGACTACTAAAAAGTCCGTAAGTAATGGAGGGGTGTCTAATGTGTTGCAAAAGTGTCACAAAAGAGTAAAAAGATTATATAAATATTAAAAAGAAGCTAGTTTTGACTTGACTTTGCTCAGAATCGCGGTATGTACCTAAGAAGTTAAAAAAACTTCACTGGCCCCATTGACTTAAGAATGAAAATATGCTACAATATACTTATATTGAGTTACTTAAGTACACTTAAATACAAAAGTGGTTAACTTTAAGTGTTTAACATTTAAGTTTATAACTTGTACTACTCACTTAAGTACACTTAAGTAATTGATTTGTCTTCCTATCTTTATCAACTTAGTTGAAAGACGGGTTAAAGCAAAAAGGAATAAATATTTATGTCTTCTTCTAAAGAAGAGCCAGTTAAGAAAAAGAAAAGAGGTAATCCAGCTTTATATAAAGGGATGCCTCCCTTAAATCCAAATGGTCGTACTAAAGGTTCCCTAAATAAGTTTACTAAGTTATCTAGGGAATTGATGTCTAACAAAGGTCCCGAAATAGTCCAGAAAGTAATCGATATGGCACTTGAGGGAGATAGGCATTGTCTTAAAATGTGTATGGATCGTATTATACCAACAAGCAAGGCAGTCGAAATTACACATGACCATCAGGACTTAGGTATTAACATCATAGTCGAAGGTGTTAAGGCAATCGAAAGAGAAGAGGAAGAAGACTACAAGACAATAGAAGCTGAGTACACAGAAGAAAAGTAATGGCAGAACTTAAAGTCACATTACATGATGCTCAGATGGAAATATTTAAGTCACCCAAGAGATTTAAAGTTGCCTCTTGTGGTAGAAGATTTGGTAAAAGTTACTTAGCAGCATGGGTGTTAATTATTAAAGCACTCCAAAGTAACTCTAAAGATGTATTTTATGTAGCACCTACGTTTCAACAAGCTAAGGATATTCTTTGGTCTATATTGAAGGAAGTAGGTAAAGATGTCATTAAATCAGCACACGAAAATACTGCGACACTTACTCTGGTTAATGACAGAAAAATTTATCTCAAGGGTTCGGACCGTCCCGATACTCTTAGGGGTGTGGGTCTTGCTTATGTTGTTATGGACGAGTACGCTTCAATGAAGCAAGAGGTCTGGGAGATGATCCTAAGACCAACCTTAGCAGACGTAAAAGGTGAAGCTTTATTTATAGGGACACCAGCAGGAAAAAATCACTTCTACGATCTTTGGGTAGATGCACAGAAAGAGGAAAACAAACATGATTGGGATGCTTTTCAGTTTAATTCTACCGATAATACTTTTCTAGACCCAGTAGAAATAGAAGCAGCCAAGCGTACCATGAGTACTCAGGCTTTTAGACAGGAATTTGAAGCTACCTTTGAAAATTTCTCAGGTGGTATATTTAAAGAGGAGTGGATTAAATATGTTGATGATGATGAGTTCGATAGTATCAAAAGTCAAAAGCATGGTCATTACGTCATATCAGTCGATCCAGCAGGGTTTGAGAAATCTAATAAAGAAAGAGGATTAAAGTCCTCTAAGCTTGACGAAACAGCAATATCTATTGTTAAGATTGCAGGGGATGAGTGGTTAGTAAAAGATATTCTACACGGAAGATGGGGTATCAAAGAGACAGCACAAAAGATTTTATACGCAGCAGAAGATGTCGAAGCAAGTACAGTAGGTATTGAATCAGGTGCATTAAAAAATGCCATAATGCCTTATCTTGAGGACGAAATGAGAAGTCAAGGCAGGTGGATAAACATAACAGATGTTAGCCACGGTGGTAAAAAAAAGCAAGATAGGATAGTTTGGGCTTTACAAGGACGTATGGAACATGGTAAAATAAAGCTAAGGAAAGCAGATTGGAATCATCACTTCATAACTCAGATGTTAGATTTCCCTAGCCATTTAGCACATGATGACTTACTTGACTCACTAGCCTACATAGACCAAGTATCTGTAGCAGATTTTGCACAGTCAATAGACTTAGAAGAATGGGAACCATTAGACGATGTCGCTGGATACTAAATTAGCATATAACGATCCACAAGCTTCCTTAAGTTCTTGGGTCGTAGATAAAGTTACACAGTGGGAAGACCACAGAAATACTAATTATCTTACCAAATGGGATGAATATTATCGTATATGGCGTGGTATTTGGGCTTCTGAAGATAAAACAAGATCATCTGAAAACTCAAGATTAGTTGCTCCTGCAACACAACAGGCCATTGAAGCTACTGTAGCAGAGCTAGAAGAAGCTATATTTGGCGGTGATAAGTTCTTTGATATACGTGACGATGTTAACGATCAAGACTCAACGGACATTAAAGTAGTTCGTATGAACCTCCAAGAAGACTTTGACAGAGCTAAAGTAAAAGATGCTATTGTCGAAGCATTGTTAAATGCAGCTATATATGGCACAGGTATAGCAAAAATAAGTGTAGACGAAGAAGTAGGAAAAAAACTAGGTGAGTCTGCAATACCTGATACTCTTACTACGGACACTGTAGTATACGAAGAAGATATGACCACAGTTCGTATTGATCCTTTGACTCCTAAAGAGTTTGCTATTGATCCATCAGCTACTTCTATAGATGAAGCCCTAGGTGTTGCTCAAGTAGTGATTAAACCTAAGTACGAAATAATAGAAGGTATGAGGGACGGAATATACGAAGACAAGCCTATAGGAAGTTACGACAAAGCAGACTTAGGATTTGATGAAGAAAACGATTCAAGATCAGACGATGATGATAAAGTAAAGATTACTGAGTACTGGGGAAGAGTGCCTAAGAAATATTTAAACGGAGGCCAAGGTTCCCTAGACGATCAGTTTGACTATGATGAAGATGAGCTTGTAGAAGCCGTAGTCATCATAGCAAACGATTATGCTGTTCTCAAAGCTACAGAAAATCCATACCTCATGGGTGATCGTCCTTTTGTTTCATTTCAAATGGACAGAGTACCTAATAAATTCTGGGGTAGAGGGATAGCAGAGAAGGGCTACAACCCACAAAAGGCACTTGATGCAGAGTTACGTTCCCGAATAGACGCACTTGCCCTTACAACGCATCCTATGATGGGTGTGGACGCTACAAGATTACCCCGTGGTGTCAAGTTTGAGGTTAAAGCTGGTAAGACTATTCTGACCAACGGTGATCCAAGGCAGACTTTAATGCCTTTGAACTTTGGACAGGTAGCACAGTCAACGTTTACTGAAGCAGCAGAGCTAGAGCGTATGGTACAAATGGGTACTGGAGCGATGGATAGCGCAACTAGCGGAGCAGCTAACCCTAGAAACAACACTGCTTCTGGTATGTCTATGCTTCAGGCAGCTTCGATTAAACGACAGAAGCGTACAATAATGAACTTTCAAGAAAACTTTTTGATACCTCTTATTAAGAAGTCTGCTTATAGATATATACAGTTTGCTCCTGAGCGTTATCCAGCAGGAGACTACAAGTTTGTAGCTTACTCTACTATGGGTATTATGGCTAAAGAACTTGAGACTACTCAGATGATACAGTTGTTGTCTATGACACAACAAGGAACACCTGCATTTGGTTTACTTCTCATGTCCATCTTTGAAAACAGTTCTTTAAATAACAGAGAAGAGTTAAAGATGGCTATAGCTCAGGGTATGCAACCAGACCCACAAGCTCAACAAGTTCAACAAATGGTACAACAAATGGAGCTTATGAAGCTTCAGATGGAAATAGAAGAGATGAAGGCTGGAGCAACTAAAGAGATGGCTCAAGCTATGAAGATACAATCTGAAATACAAGGTAGTCAATCAGAAGAAAGTATGGTTGAGAAACAAATGAATTTAGCTGAGAAGATGGCTAAGATTGAAAAACTAAGAATGGACGCACAAAACATTCAATCAGAAACAATGCGTAACATTCCTGAAGTAGAGCATTTACAATCAGAGACAATACTTAATCTAGCTAAAGCACGTATGGAACGTAAGTAATTGACTGATAGAGAATTTTTAGAGAAACGTCTAGACCTTTTTTCTCATGAAGCTTGGGACCTCTTTACAGAAGAGTTAACCTCTATGGCAGAATCATTAGAAAAAATACAAACAATAGACGATGAGAAGACCCTCTATTTACGTAGAGGTCAGGTGGATATGCTAAATATGGTTATTAATTTAGAGGAAACCACCAAATTAGCGTTGGAACAATTAGAAACCTAACTCCAACATTTTTTAACTCCATAATCTTTATAGACGGAGGATTAGTAATATGGATAGTGTAGTTGTTGAAGAACCCGTTGAAACTGCGGAACAAGCCGAGCAGTTCACAGACATTACAAAAGAGGCTCCTCAAGCAGAGGAACAACCTAAAGAAGTTGAATTACCGAACAAGTTTAAAGGCAAGTCAATGGAAGACATTGTGTCCTCCTATGAAAATCTTGAAAAAGAACTTGGTAGGAAGGGACAAGAGATTGGTGAACTCCGAAGATTAACAGACGGAATTTTACAACAGCAACTTACCACTAGTCAAAGCGGGACAGAAGTTCAAGAAGAGGAGACAGACTTTTTCGATGACCCTGACAAAGCAGTCAATAAGGCCATTGAAAGTCATCCGAAGTTCCGTGAATTTGAAGAGCAGCAAAAGGTTCAAGTAGCCCAAGCTACAACTCAACAGCTTCAAAGTGAACATCCTGACTACATTGAGGTCGTAAGTGATCCCAAGTTTCAGGAGTGGGTACAAGCAAGTCCAGTACGTACACAGTTATACGTTTCGGCTCATAACTACAATATTGATTCAGCGAGAGAACTTATAGGAAACTGGAAAGAACGCTCTCTGATTAATAACACTAGCGAGGCAGAAGCAAATAAAGCAACCAAAAGAGACCAAGCATTAAAAGCTGGCAAAGGTGTATCAAGGACTTCTTCAGAATCCACAGCCGGTAAGAAAATCTACCGTAGGGCTGATCTAATCAGACTCCGAACTCAACAGCCTGAACGTTATGAAGCTTTGCAACCAGAAATTCTGGCAGCTTATGCAGACGGAAGGGTTAAATAAAAACCTATAAAGAAGAAAGGGCTAAATTATGGCTTTAGGAACTGGTCAACAGACCGTAACAACCGCAGCTAACTTTATACCTGAACTATGGTCCGATGAGGTCATAGCTGGTTATAAGGCTAACTTAGTTCTTGGTAACGTTGTTACTAAGATTAACCACAATGGCAAGAAAGGTGATACCATTCACATTCCTGCTCCTGTTCGTGGCTCCGCTAACTCAAAGGCAGCGAACACTCAAGTAACACTACAAGGTGATACTCACTCTGTAGTTAACTTGAGCATCAACAAACACTATGAATATTCAGTAGTTATCGAAGATATTACTGAAGTTCAGGCTCTGTCCTCTCTCCGTAGATTTTACACGGACGATGCTGGATATGCTCTTGCTACTCAAGTTGATAATGACTTGTTTGCACTTGCTGAGGGCTTCCAAGGTGGTACAGTTGGTGGTACAGGTGCTTCTCTTTATGAGAAAGCAGTGATCGGTGGTGACGGGTCTACTTTATATACAGGTAACTCTACAAACGCCACAGACATTACAGATGCAGGTATTCGTAAGATGATCCTAACTCTTGATAATGCTGATGTACCTATGGATAATCGTTGCTTAATCATACCTCCGATTGCAGCAAACGATATGCTTGCTATTAACCGTTTTACTGAGCAACAGTTTATCGGCAACGGTGAAGCAATTAAGACAGGTAAAATTGGAAGCATCTACGGAATTGATGTATATGTATCCTCTAACTGTCCTTCCATTAATAGTGACGCACAGCGAGTGGGCATTATGAAGCATAAGGACGCTCTTGCTCTAGTTGAGCAAATGGGTGTTCGTTCGCAGACTCAGTACAAGCAAGAGTACTTAGGCGATCTATTTACTGCTGACACGCTATATGGCGTAGGTGAGCTACGTAATGACGCTGGAATAGCTTTTGTAGTACCTGCTACATAAGTAGACTAGGAGGTCCTTAGCAATAGGGACCTCCGCTCTATTTCAATAGGAGATTTAATTGCCAAATTATAATTACACATGTAAGTCTTGTGACAATGTTCAAGTAGAGTTTAGATACATGAACGAAAGAAACAGAAAAACTAAATGTGTTAAATGTGGTGGTGTTTCTAAACATAGTATATCTATTCCTTCTTTAATACTAACGTTACCTGAGGATAGATGGGCTAATGATCACGAAGTAAACGGTAACGGAATCAGGGCTAGCATCTAATGGCTCATACTTTAGAATATGCTTTAGCTGATACAAGTTATGATTTAGAGCTAGACAAAATAAAAAATAAAATACAAAAGCTTTATAGAGATTTATTAGTAAAAACATTTAAAATGGCTAATCCAAACGCAACTCCTGAAGAGTTAGCTAATTTTTTAGAAAAAAACGATTTAGATTTTAAAGGTGATGGGTTTGAAGAAGAGTCAGAAGATTTAGAAAATTTACTAGATATGTTATCTAAAGAAGATGATTTAGAGTCAGTAACAGATAAAAACTTTGAGAAACCAGAAGTAGAAAAAACCAAAGAATTAAAAAGTAAATCTAAAGAAAAAACAACAGCACCTTTAACTTTATCATTAAAAGTTCCTACAGGTGGTTTATTTACTCCTAAAGATTTACACAAAATACCTAAAACTAAATCACTTAAAACACCAACAGGTAAAGTAAAAAGAGTTATTGACGATAAACCAAAAGTAAAAACAATCGAATTAAAAGAAATTTGGGATTCAGAAAGACAAAAACTTTTAGATTTGGTTAAAGAACGAAACAAAGAATACGGGGTTATTTTGTAATGAAACCAGTAAAAGTGTATACAGCAGGTAAGTTTGTAAAAAATAAAAAATATGCTTATAAATCAGATGATGATGAAAAAAAGAAAAAAAGAAATCTGCAACGTTGGAAAGAAGAGAGGCAGAGAATATAATGAGAAGAGGAAGAACTAAACCTTTATTTAAACCTTTTCCTAAATCATCACCGCCTAAGTGGTCTAAGCAGGTATTGTTTTCTAACATTTGCAATAAAAACCAAGACTACAGATCACCTTGGGACGAAGGGGACTCTGCTTTGTATGGAGACTCTAGATCACTATATGGTATTGCTACATACAGTAGCCAAAGTTAAACGGGAGATATTTAATGAGCGATTACACACTTCAAGTAAGCTGGTCAGGTAAAGATGGGTTAGCAGACTCAGACTCAGCTAAAATCATATCTGGTGCAAATATGATTCTGCCGATTTAGGCGTAACTCTTCAACAATTTGACGCAGACACTTGTAAATTAGATGTAGCTCAAACATGGTCAGCTACTCAAAACTTTGCAGATAATATTTTACAAAGAGCTAACCTTAAAGATTACGGGGAGATAACAAATGCTATTGGAGCTACAGGAGGCGGTACGCAAGATATTGACCTTACTCTTGGTAATTCCGTTACTGCTACCGTGGATACTTCTGCTAATACCTTTACTTTTAGTAACCCTACTGCTTCAGATGAGCTATGTGGTTTTACCCTCGAACTCACCAACGGTGGGTCGCAGACGGTAAACTGGCCCGGTACAGTTGACTGGGCTGGAGGAACTGCTCCTACGCTAACGGCTAGCGGAGTTGATTACTTAGTCTTCTGGACTGTCAATGGTGGGTCTAGGTGGTACGGGGCTTTAGTTGGATTGGCTTTCGCTTAATGACAAATTTTAGAAATGCAATGATGGCAGCCGCACATACTGCCAGTGGCCCAAGTGTAGTATCAGTAGGTAACTCTGCTTTGTTTTCTGCAATCAATCAAAGTTTGTCGAGAAGTCAGGGAAGCGGATCAAACACCGTTTGGACTTTTTCTAGTTGGATATATAAATGCGAAAGCAAGAACCAAGTTTTCTGCAATTTTGGAAGTTCACCAGAGGGTCAACTAGGTTGGAATGCTAGTGACCAATTTTATATTTATAATGGTTCAACTACTGTTGGAATAACAACGCAAGTATTTCGTGATATAGGCTGGTATCACATTCACCTAGCTTATAACACAGGCGAATCAGGAACAGATAAGGTTAAACTAAGTGTCAATGGTTCGTTGGTGACAGCATGGGCAACAGACAACCGTTCTTCGGCTAGTGCTTTTAATAATGCAAATCAAAGTGGTCAAATATTAAGGTTAGGCAATAATAACGATGATACTGGAACCATTTGTTTAAATGGATATATGGCAGAAACTGTTATCTTAGATAATACAGCATCAGCAGTTTCAAACTTTGGGGAATATGACTCAACAGGTACATTCTGGACACCACTATCAAGTGCAACAATTAAAGGATTAACATTTGGTACTAATGGGTTCTACCTAGACAACACTACAAATGCTGAAACAGATGCTAGTGGCAACGGTAATAATTTTACAAATAATAATACTGTAGTAACTGATACGCATACTCCTACTAACATAGAATTTTTAATGTCTCCAATTAACATTACTGACCCTTCTGATAATCCAGTATTAAGTAATGGTAATAGAACTTGGTCTGCATCTAGTGCAAGCGCACAAACTAGAATAGGTGGTAATATACCTTTTCCTAGTAGTGGTAAATGGATTGCTGGAGTTATAATAACCGAACTTTCTAATGGTAAAGCATTTGGCATTTGGTCAGATCGTACAGATGGTGATGGATTCCCAAATACCGGAGGGTTTGCTGGTTGGCATAGAACAACAGTTCTTGTAGCTTACGAATCAGATGGTTCAACTGTTTTAACAAGTGTCAACTGGCCTCAAGGTAATACTCAAGCAGTTGGAGATCAATGTTGGATTGCTGTGGATATTGATAATTCTAAAACTTTTATGGGTTATTATGATTTAAGTGCAGATACAATTTTATGGTATGCAAACGATGCTGGAAATGATGGTAATCCTGCTACAGGAGATAATCCTTTTGAAAATATTAATTGTGCAGGAATGGTTTGGGCTGGTGCAAGTCAAAACTCAAAATCATTTACACTTGTTAAAGAAGAAGATTGTCCCTTTACAATACCAACAGGGTATAATTTTTTAAGCACTACTAACATTGCAGAAAATGTAACGTTACCTACAAGCACAATCGATGACCATTTTAGAACAATTTTGTATACAGGAAACGGTTCAACTCAAACAATTACCACAACTATTCGGCCTGATTTTATCTGGACGAAAAATCGAACTAGCTCTGGCCCAGCGATTGTAGATGCTGTCAGGGGTGCAACCAAAAGTGTGCAAACAAACTCTCAGGGTGCTGAATTTACGAGTTCCAACTCAATAACTTCGTTAGGCTCATCAGGTTACGATCTGGGGTCAGACGGAGATCACGGAAGTTTTAACGACAATGGTGATGCCCACGTCGCTTGGGTCGCACAGCTTGGAGGTGTGCCTAGTGCAACTAATTCCGCTGGTGCTGGTGCTACCCCGACTGCTGGTTCTGTAAAAATTGACAATTCGAATTATGGGTCTGCTTTAGCTGGAACAATTCCAGTTACAAAATTAAGTGCCTCAACAGAATTGGGGATGAGTTGTATTTCTTACACAGGCAACGGGTCGGCTGGAGCAACTTTTTTTCATGGACTTGGGGTGATACCTGAATTTTTTATAGTAAAAAGACTTGATACAAGTGGCACTGATTGGATAGTTTATCACAGCGCATTAGGAGCAACAAAAAATTTAGTGTTAAACAATACTGGCATTGGGTCAACGAGTGCTACCCGATGGAATAATACTGAGCCTACTTCTACTCTTATAAGTTTGGGAACAACTACTGCTGTTAATGGCAGTGGTTCTACATATATCTGTTATGCCTTTGCACCATCTGCATTTTGTATGGTGACCAGTTGGCTTGGAAATAATAACTCGAACGGTACTTTCGTGCCTACGCTGTCCACTTTGTCAGATGGCACCTTGCCGATGGAACCTCAATGGGCTTTGATAAAACAAAGCTCTTCGTCGGGTCAAAATTGGTATATGTATGATAGAGTGCGTGATCCAATTAATCCGATGACTAGAGATTTAAGAGCTAATGCCGCAACTGCTGAAAGTGGCGATTCTTCTGATAGCATTGATTTTTTAACCAGCGGTATAAAATTTTATTCAAATCATTCTGGCACCAATGCCGCTCAAACGTATGTCGCTTTAATTTTTGGTCAGCCTATAATTTCTGAAGATAAAACTCTATTAGCTGGAAGGTAACAGGAGAATATAATGTACGTAGTAGAAAATGAAAAACACGAACAAATTGGAATACTCAATAATTTATCAATGGTCAAAAGACCTGACGGTGGTATGACAAGCAACGCCAAAGTAGACGAGCAGTTATACGATGAAGGTGGTACAGTTTACTTTATCAGAGAAGTAGAAGAAGTCTCTGAGGGTACAGGAAGTCAGGTAGTTAATACTCCTCAACCTCAGTATGTAGATGGTAAATGGAAACGCATCACCAAATACACAGAGCCAGCAGTTCCAGCAGAAATTATCTACCAAGGAACAGACAAAGACGGTAAAAACTCAGATGGTGTTTCAACATACGATGAGTTTTATGCAGAAAGTTATAAAGTACATCGTCAAAATGCGTATCCCAGTGTCGAAGAACTTATTGTAGCCCTGTGGGAGAAAGAAGTAGAAGGACGTTCAACTGATGCAGATGCTCTTGAAGTAAAGCGTCAGGCGGTTAAAACAAAATACCCTGCTCCTGAGTAACCGAAGTGGAAATAGATGCGAAGTTGATTATAACCGTAGGCGGTATGCTGATTAGTATTGTTTCAGCAGCCACTATAGTGAAACAAAAGTTAGCTTCGGTGATAGAACAATTAAATGATATTAAATCTGATTATGAATCTAGATTAAGAGATTTAGATAAACGTACAGATAGACAAGAAAACGCTATTGATCTTAACGCACAAAAGACTCACGTACTTTCAGGGATCATGTCACCAGAAAGACTTGAGAAAAACAATAGAGAACTTGAGAAAATACTTGTTATGGCTCACACTAATGGTGATCGTATAACAAAACTTGAAAAAATGCACAACGGCAAACATCCACCAATAGAGAGTGTTTAAACATGATTACATTACTTGGTAGTTTATTAGGGTTTGTTACTTCTACGGGACCCTCTATATTTAAAACATTTATGGATCAGAAACAAGATGCTAGGGATAAAGAGCATGAGCTTAAGATTATGGCTCAACAGTCTCAAGATAGGTTAGATGAAGCTATTGTACAAAGCACAGGTGAGTTAAACGTACAGGTACAAAAGAGTTCACAAGCAGACAGTAAAAGATCAAGCCAATGGGTAGTAAATCTATCTGCTACGGTAAGACCTTTAATTACATATTTCTTTTTCTTTGAGTTTGTTTTATTAACAATACTATCAGCATTTGACATGATTAGTGTGGAACTGTTTAAACTACTTTGGTCCACAGAAATCTCTGGTATATTTTCTGTAATAATTTCGTTTTGGTTTGGTCAACGTCTAGTATCTAAGTGGACTAAATGATTAACGAAAGAAGTCTTGACTTAATAAAAGACTTTGAAGGTTTTTCTTCTGAGCCATATAAAGATGTAGCGGGTATTTGGACAATAGGTTTTGGTTCTATATATGGATTTGATCACAAACGTATTACAGAAGACCACAGAGACATTACAAAAGAAGAAGCTACTGTGTTAATGGAGAATCATCTTAAGTCCACTGAAGACAGAGTAGCACGTTTAGTTAACGTACCTTTAACGGAAAACCAATATGGAGCTTTGTGTAGCTTCTCATACAACGTAGGCACAGGAGCTTTTCAACGATCTACAGCAAGAATGAAACTTAACCGTGAAAATTATCAAGGTTGTGCCGATGAGTTTCTAAAATGGAAGTACGCTAGAAAAAGAGTTATAGCTGGTCTTCTAAGGAGAAGAGAAGCAGAACGAGAATTATTCTTAAGCGAGGATTAAAAGTAATGGACTACAGAGATATAATAAATAAAGTTCTACGTAGGTTAAGAGAAGATACAATAGCTAATGATTGGATAGGTAACTTAAATGACTCAGCAGACGTAGATGAGTATCAAAAGTTAATAGGTGACTTAGTTAATGAAACTAAACAAACAGTTGAGGACGCTTGGGCATGGAGTTTTTTAAGATCACTAGAAACTTTACCTACAGTAGCAGGAACAGTAGATTATACAATTCCTAACGCCAACAACAGAACTACAGTTTTACAAGTTATTGATGATACAAATAATTTAGAAATTACTCAAATGTCTGACAGTGCTTTTTATGACTATTCTTTTATTGGTTCAACTCAAAACGGTAATCCTAGTCACTATCGTTTAAACGGCACAACTATTTCTTTTTATCCTACTCCTAGTAATGTTTTTTCTATTAAATTACATGTAGTTACTCCTCAAAGTGACTTAACAGAAGCAACCACAGAATTAACTGTTCCTGAAAGTCCTGTTGTTTTAGGAGCCTATGCTCTTGCTTTAGCAGAAAGAGGAGAAGATGGGGGGACTGGATCAAGCCTAGCAGGTTCAAGATTTGACTCTGTGCTTGCTGATTTTATTGCTAAAGATACTGCTAGAACTTTAAATGAGACTGTATGGTATGCCAGTTAAACAGCTACAACCTACCAAACTAGATGGCTTAGGGGCTAAAGGTTTAAACACACAAGGCAGTGCGTCTACTTTGGGACCTGAGTGGTTAACTGAAGCAGCCAACGTTGTCTTTGATTTTCAAGGAAGAATAGGTCCTAGAAAAGGAATTAAAGCTATTTCTAAGACTGTTGCCAACCCTATAAAA